GTCTTTATTTTAAGATATAGTCTCGCCATGTATACACGGGTACAATGACGGTATATCAATCTACATACTCATTTAGGCAATTCGAACAACGCCAAAGAACTATTCCATAGTCAAGTATTGGGCTCGAGTCTCGATCAGCATACAGTGGTTGCAAACATCGAGGACATTTATTAGAAGGTGTCGTCAAAATACTCACCTACTTCACCAACATTATTCATTAATGATTTAGTGTTCTGATAATTCTTTGTAACCCAAATAATATCTGCAACTGGAATGAAAGGACCATCTACCTGGGTTACTGGAACTGTAGCAATAGCAATAACCATTCCAATTCCAAACCCAATGACATTCCCAAGTTTCTCAAACGACCCTTTAGAATTCTTTTTAGTCGATTTCATCGCCTTTTCAACATCTGTACCAACGCCAGTTACGGCCTTGATAATCTGTTTACGCTGTTTAGCGTCTTTAGCGGAACGATTGCCGAGAGGACCAGAGGCCAACTCATTCTCCAATTCGAATATTTTACCGCCAATTTCAAAGAAAGATGCCATGCGACATCATCTCTTTGTCTTTCTAGTCGAAGTTTTCTTAACAGCAACCAATTTCTTGGTTTTAGGGTCTTTATCAGTATATCGATAGCGAACGGATTTTCCGTCCTTTTTGAAAGTTTTACCGTGGGTATATTTAGCCATCAGAAGCACACTCCCGAAGTTTGGCTAAGTAATAGATCAGTAAGTCCCAAGAAGTGACTCAATAACAAAGCAAGCAAATACTCTATTCTGTTATTTCTTATATGATCTAATGCAGTGACAACCTTAGTCGAAGCAACAATAGTTTCTGTCTCTAGTGTCATGTTTCACATCTCCTGCATAGGTTCAGCGAGGTAACCTCGATGAGAACCTGGTATCATATTTATTTGAAGCACTAAATTCGGAGTACCCTCAGTAGGTGTCCAAGTAAATTTAATCAATCCACATGGGAAACTTCCACCTTTAATGGTGGTTATCCCAACGTTTGTGGTGGCAGATGTCTGATAAATCTGTGCGAAATCGTGCCATTCTAACCCCTGCATTTGGTTCGCTCCGCCGGGATACATTGTATCAACAAAAGGCAAATTAAAGTTAGGGTTAGGCAATCCAGTGTTAGGTAAAAACTGGTTTGTGTCCAATCCATTTTCAAATGGATATGGAGCAATATTATTTTCACTAGTAAGTTCTTCGATAACCTCACTCATCTGTACGTTACCTTCATTGAAAATTGCTGACATCCAATTCTCTGGTGTAGCACCACCAGTATCCTCAGCATCATCTGGTGTATTAGGATCTAATACATTTGGAAGGAGCCTTGAAGCTGCATATCCTTCAATAGCGGATAATGCATCATGACCCGTAGCAGCAGACACTCCCGGGAAAGAAGCTCCAGTTGCAATAATGTCAAAATCTTGAGTAGTCGCTGGCGCTGCATTAGTTGCATTAGGAATGAATATCTTAGAATATTCCCATTCACCAGCAAAGGTAGAACCTGCAACAGCTGGAATAGTTGAAGCAATAGATACAGGAAGTAAATTTGCAATTGAACCTGCAGCATGATGTTCTGCATCAGCATAAATCTTGAAATCTAAGAAACGAGGTCGAAGAGACTCGGTTTCCTCTAGTGCATCATTGTTCATTCTTGTCCAGGCTGAAAATGCTTTCATCCAGGCATTGGCCATAACCCAAGTGTTCGGTAATTTGTAAACTGCAATATTACCTGCAAGAAGTGACGTGCATTTGATACTGGCTACGCCATAATTCAGCCCTTGTCTGAGAAATTTTCTCCCAGCAAGTGCAGCACATTGAGATAAATCAATATAATTTACCTGAGGAACACCAGCTGATCCTTGAGCTGTTGCAAAGGTCAATGTCAAAGGCATAGGTTCGATGTTTCTCATTCGAGACATCTTGGTAGATTTACGGCGGGCCATAATCAAGGTGGGGGGCTAGACAGTGTATAACCCTTCCACCCCATAGCGATGCTCGCCACACACCCCTCGAAGCAAGAACCACCCTGTTTCCGAGTACCAGCACCCGGATTCTTATCTTCTTCACCTTTCCACCGGAGGTGAGGGTCTTTAGATTTATTGGGCGAGATGCTCCAAAATCATCCTAGTTTTTGCAATAACAAACACTTCGGGTTGAACAAGGAGTTGTCGATATCTCTGGGAACATATTTCATATCCACCAGACGACATTGGTAATAACCAAAGTTCACCTTGATCATAGGTCCAACTTTACAGTTAGGACATTTCATAACAATAACCTACAGTTGCAGTCCATTGGCCAGCACTGGTTACAATACATTCGCTTGTTATCAAGATAGAATCCGAGGATGGTCATTCGACAACCTCCTTTCTATTACAGGCTAAGCATTCGCATAGCTGTTTCAATTGGTACTCCTGGAATGGAGTATTTGCTGGATGGAAACTCCATTTTCCAGCCGTCTTTATTTTAAGATATAGTCTCGCCATGTATACACGGGTACAATGACGGTATATCAATCTACATACTCATTTAGGCAATTCGAACAACGCCAAAGAACTATTCCATAGTCAAGTATTGGGCTCGA